AATATACGTTATTAGAAGTACACGGCGAGTTTGATTTAGAAGGTTTTGAAGATAAAGATGAAAACGACGAGCCTACCGGCTTGGCGTTACCGTATATTATCACTGTTTGCTTAGATACTAATGAAATTTTGTCGATACGGCAAAATTATGACCCGACAGACCCTATGCGTAGAAAAGTTGAATACTTTACGCATTATAAATTCCTTCCTGGACTGGGGTTCTATGGGTTTGGTCTAATTCATATGATTGGCGGTGTGACTAAATCCGCTACTGCAATATTACGGCAATTAATTGACGCAGGAACGCTTTCAAACTTACCTGCTGGTTTTAAATCTCGTGGATTAAATATTCAACGGTCTGACGACCCTATACAACCAGGAGAGTGGCGTGATGTTGACACTCCTGGGGGTGTTATTCGCGATTCGTTCTTGCCACTACCTTATAAAGAACCAAGCGGCACATTAGCGCAGCTATTAGGTCTCTTAGTTGAGTCTGGTCAGAAATTTGCAGCAGTAATGGATCAAGGATCTGGAGACGGCAATCAAAATGCTCCAGTAGGTACTACTGTTGCTATGTTAGAAAAAGGCCAGAAGGTTATTTCTGCAATTCATAAACGATTGCATTATGCACAGCGTAGTGAATTTAAAATACTCAAGCGTATATTCGGAGAAGTACTTCCACCGGAATATCCTTACCAAGTTCAAGGCGCACAGCAAAGTGTTTTCCGTGAAGATTTTACTGATGATGTAGATGTTATACCTGTTTCTGACCCTAACATCTTCAGCACCACACAACGAATTATCTTAGCCCAAACGCAACTTCAAATGGCACAAAGCGCACCGCAACTACATAATATGCGGGAAGCGTTTCGTAAAATGTATTTGGCGTTGAACATACGAGATATTGACGACTTATTACTTCCTGAATTTGAACCAACACCTAAAGATCCTGTTCAGGAAAATATGGATGCCTTAATGAACGTACCACTAAAGGCATTTATTCAACAGAACCACGACGCACATATCCAAGCGCATATGGCGTTTATGCAAAGCCCTCAAATACAACAAAACCCACAAGCTACGTCAGCACTACAAGCACATATTCAAGAGCACATTGCATTGAAGTACAGAGTGCAAATGGAACAGATTTTGGCACAACAAGGTATTCAGTTACCGCAACCAGGACCAGATGGTCAAATGCCACAACTGCCTCCAGAGACGGAAAGCCAAATTGCGATAGCTGCGGCACAAGCTACACAACAAATAACAGGCCAAGAGCAAGCGTTAGCGCAAGCAATGGCCGCACAGCAGCAAGATCCTCAACGTCAAATGTTCGAAGAGCAAATGAATCTGGAATACGAAAAGTTGTCTCAGAAAGACAGAGACGCGCAGCGTAAGACTGAGCTTGAACTAGAGAAACTAGACTCTCAAGAACGACAGACAGATATTAAGGTTGCTGCAGATCTGCAAGAAGCTGAAATGCAAAATGAAAGAGATATGGATTCTAACTTAACTGAGATCGCGAAAGTTGTTCGCGAATCTAGAGAACAGGAGTAGGTGGCTTATTTATTAAGCAACATACCTCATTTTAACGCATGGATCCGAAAAGAATTTACACACAATCATTTAGACTACCACGGAGAGTATTTACACGCGGTTGTTTTTGCGGTAAACACCATTCCAGATAGGTGCTTGTCCTTT